AATGTAGGTTGTTTTTTATATTCATAAAAATAATCTCTTATTACTTTTACTAACCATTTATTAGAATCTGAGTCAAACATATCAGGTTCTAAAATATCATTAATAGTTTGTATAAATTTTACATCTCTTAACAAAGATGCAATAATCTTAGATTGAAATGATGTTCCGAATTGTATTAGTGTTTCACTCATGCGTTTTCTCTGCATAATGATTTAATTGGTTAAAATTAGTAAGTAACCAACTNTTAAGNTTTGGAAGTGCTGTATATAACTTATCTTCTAAAAACATCTTTTGAAACTTATATTTTATTAACCTATTAATAGGTTCATTAACTCTTTCTACTATTTTCGTTTTTGTAGAACCTGAAATATCTACTTCTGATAATTGCATTAACTTATAATTCAATTCTATAACNTCTTTTGATTCTGGTAATTCTGCAATAACCTCATCTATATTAACTATACGGTTCTCACTCAAAAATGGTAATTTTTTTTGGATTGTTTTCAACCCTAAACCTCTTACACCAGGTATGTTATCTGATTTATCACCATCTAATACTCTATACCAAATAAGGTTATGAGATGAAATACCAAATTCATCTAATACAGAATCTTCATCATACATTTTCTTTTTAGTCGGACTCCATATCTTAATTCTACCATTCGCTAACTGAAGAAAATCTTTATCAGTAGACATAACTGTAATTTTAGAATCAGTAAGAACTTGTCTGCATAGATAACCAATCGTATCATCTGCTTCAATGTTATCATAAGATAAAACAGTTACAGGTAAAGTATCTAAATACTCAACAACTCTCTGTATCTGCATAATCATATTCTGTTTCTCATCTTCAGGAGAAGCAAAATCATACGCACGATTTACTCTATACTTTGTTTTTCGTTTTGCTTTATATTCAGGATATAACTTCCTACGGCGGGTAGACCCACCCTTACCATCAAATACTATGATGACACGAGTAGGTCTAAACATATTTATAGTGTAACCAATACTTCTTAGAAAACCAACTATTCCACCAACGTGAATACCATCATCGTTAGTAGTCGGTATAACACTAAATACTCTTATGAAAGTATTTAGACCATCTATTATAAGTACTTTATCNTTAGGTTCGCCGCTATCTAAAGAGCCACCTTTCTTCTTGATTTCTTCAAGAATGGAAAGATATTTAGCATTACTCACTTAATTCCTCTTCAACAACNACATCNTCAATACCGAAATTCTTTTCATATTTTAGAATAACTTTATCACAAATTAAGTTGTAACAGTGCTCTCTGAAGTCTTTATCTTTAAGTTGTTCACCCCAATCTTTAGATTGAAATTTAAGTTCTTTACCCTTATGATTTTTCATAGTATACCACGCTCCACCTTGTTTCACTAAGTTATGTTCTTTCATAACTTTTAACCAACTACCATCGTCATCGATACCTGTTTCAAAATAAAGTTCAAAATCGGCATGTCTCATTGGAGGTCCAAGTCTATTTTTGATAACTTGAGCTCTCATTTTCATACCAATATTATTACTCTTTTTATCTTTAATTTGACCAAGATTTTTTAATCTGATACGTGTTGATGCATGAAATGGTAATGCTTTACCACCACTTGTAGTCCAAGGGTCTCCGAACATAACTCCAAGTTTTTGTCTGAGTTGATTAGTGAATATTAAAGCTATCTTCTGTCTACCAATCATTTGAGTAATCTTTCTCATAGCTTTTGATAGTATGATTGCTTTAGATGTAGCCCAACCATCTTTATCGAACTCAGCTTCTAACTCTACTTTAGTTGTAGCAGCTGCTAGTGAATCTACAAGAATAGTTACTAACCTATCTTTATCTGATTCACGAACTTTAACAACAATCTCTTCAATAGCTGAAAAGATATCTTCTACTGTTTCTAAATGTAAATATAACATACTCTGTACATCTACACCTATAGAACTAAGAAACTCTGTACTAACGGCTGTTTCCGTGTCTATATATACCGCTACACCACCTTTTTTCTGAGTTTCAGCTAACGTATGAGCCCCAAGTAGTGATTTACCACTAGATTCCAATCCGTTAATTTCAGTAATTCTACCGACCGCAATACCACCGTTAGGTTTATTTGATATTGCTAAGTCTAGCATAGTAGAACCTGTAGATACAAAATCCTTTATATCAGTAGGTGTTGTATCTGTACCATCAAGGAAATATGCAACTTTCATATCCTTGAATTGTTTATTTAAGGTGTCGGCTAAGACACCAGCCAATTCATCTCGTGTTGACATAAAAATCTCCTATATAAATAGTGAGCAGTTAGGCATACAATAACAGCCAACTCTGTGCTTCAATCTGTAGACTGCTGCCCACTATAGTTTTTTTATTTAGTTATTAAATAAATCATCAAACGCATCTGATGTTTTCTTTGAATCATAAGATTTTGTTTTAGAAACAGTTTCTTTTGTTTCTTCTACTAAGTCTTCTTTACTTTCTGAATCTCCGTTAAGATATTCATTAAGAGCCTGAGTCAACTCATCATAAGAACGTTCCTGATAGATTTCAGTAATATTCTTTTGTGACTCTTTGATTGATTCAAGTACAGCTGCATCTTCTGTAATTGGAGTTTGATTTGGCTTCACTCTGATTGTCGTTGAGGGAAAGGATTTACCTGTTTCCTCAGCAGTTTTGAATTCNACAGCNACATCACGACCATTTACTGNGTCTGTAATATCACCATAGTCTGGGTCTGCGATAATGGATAACAGTTCTTGATAAACTGTCTTACCAAAACCCCAAAAACGAACACCTTCTTTTTCTTCACCACGAACCACGACTGGAGCAAAAGTTCTCATTTTTGCTTCAATCTTTTTACCTAAACGATAGTCATCTTTTGAACCTGTTGATTTGAGTTTTTGAGCAAACTCTTCCATTGGATCAGGTCTACCAAATGAAATTGGTGAAAGATAATTCTTATCACCTAAACCATAATGAAAGTATAATTCAATAAAAGGGTTATCTCTGTTGAACTTGTAAGGAACTATTCTGACAATCTGTGTACCTGGTTGAGGTTTCCAAAGATTAGAAGTTCTTGTGTTTGTTGTTTGAAGTTGATTAAGACGTTGCTTGATTGCATTTAAATCCATTTTTCATCTCCTATTTTTAATTAGTTAATTAGTATTTTTTAATCAAGTGTAACCTTGATACATAAATAAGTATAATCGATTTCTCGAAAATACAATTATTTTTTTTCTTTATCCCAAGTTTTTACATCTACTATGGTATAAATTCTTGTTGGTATTTTATTTAAGCCTTCTTCATTGGTAAGTAGTAATGAGTTCTTATAATTNTCCCATTCTATAGGAAATGTCTTATCTAANTTACCACCATTCAATTCACGAATTAAATCGTTTAGTGCATTTATAGTATAAAGTGTGTTTGTATTCTTCTTTCTATGAAGTGAAATAGTATCTGGAATACCTTGCATAAAATCTTCATCATATTCTACATTATATGTACATATTAGTTGATGATGGTCATTTTCATTCTGAAATACATAGATTTTATTAAACACAATATCATTGCATGCTATAATAATATCTACTGATTCATAGAATCTATTACGTTTAGTGAATGTGCAAAGTAGTTGTGTTCTCATTATTTTGTAACCTTATTCTTCATGCATTTCTGCAAATCCTTACCAAAGTTACCCATAACTGAATTATTACCAACTCCTTTAGTCCTATATTGTTCTTTTCCAATTTCAACAGAATCTCCACCTTCTTCAGAATTAAAAGATATACTACCACTCTCAGCATCAGGTTTTAGAGTTGATCTTAAATGTTCAAATAATTTCTGTCTACCTTCCTTTGAATTTACATCACCACTATACCCACTCAATTTTGCTAAACACCCTCTAATAGTTTCAGAATTTACATTATACCCATCAATACTCATATCACCAATATCTTCTTCATCTCCATGAATATATCTATCCCAATGCATCTGTTTCATATAAGCTTCTATATAAGCCTGACCGTTTGGTCCGTTTTCTGGTAGTACTGGTGGTGTATCAGGATTCTCTTCTCTCCATTTTTTATCTGAGTCTTCTAACTCACCAACTATTTGTTTATGAGCTGTGTTCATTGCGTCTCGTGTTTGAGCCCCTACATTTTCAATCCAATCCATTTCTTCAGATAACATTACATCTAAAGTATCCATATCAAAAGACTCTGGTGAATCATCACCTTTTCTACTTTTATAACCATTTAAAACATCCAAAGTCATTTGTTTTATCTCATCATCAGACTTATCTGGATATTTTGTTTTTAATCTATCATAAACTTCCCTTGATTTCTTAACATTATCAGAAAGTTTTACAACAAGTTTTCTGATTGGACCCGTATTATCTCCATCTTTAGCCAGTCCGATTACAGCTGCTGCAATATCATCATCTGAGTATGGTGGTTTGATTCCATTTTTCTCTAACCGCTTATTAATTTTTTTACCAACACCCGTGTTAGATTCCATTGTAGATTTAATATCGATTAAATAATTTTTTCTACCTAGTGAACCACCATCAAAATTTTTAAATAAACTACCACCTCTATTTCTTCTGGACCATTTTCTCTCGTCTTTAACATTTTCTCTAATAGATTCACCTGGTCCAAAAGCGGCCCTTTCAACTAATTTAGCCCCTTTTATTGAAATTCTTTTGGTAGTATCTGCCACAGCTTGTTGCTGTTCTTCAGAATGGTCGTAAGTTGAACCAACAGATTTAGTTGACTCTTCCATTATCTTACCTCTTTGAATAATAGTAGAATTAAAAACTGGATCAGAAAAGGCCTTTTTATTAGATGTATGTTTAAATCCTATTTCACCTTCTTCCGTTTCGTATAAGACTCCAGTATCACTATCTTTTCTTTTTTTAATAAACTTTAATTGTCGTTCATAATGTTCTATGGCCTTTTTATTACCAGACTTTTTTGCTTCCTCTAACTTCTTTTCAAAGAAATCAAGTAATTGTTTTTTAGAACTCCCTTTCTCATTAACAGGATCCATTACTGCCATAGGATATGGTGAACTTTGTGGTTCTTTAAATCTATATCCTTTATTTTCTTTTAATTCTTTAATTTCATTTTGTCCAGTCCTATGTGCAATAGCTAACCATACTCTAATGTCTTTATCACTCATACCTTTACTCATAGGTGAATTTCTAACATCATCAAAATGTTTATCTATAAATTCTTCTTCTGTCATATCAGGATTTTCATTGACTTCTTCTAATGCTATACCACCATACATTTCACCTACTGCAGAACCACCTGTGCCCGGAGGATTTTTTTCACCCCTTACTATCTGATCTCTTTCGTCTTTAAAATTTAATTCTCCATCTTCTTTTTCAGGTTCCTCACCTTTTTCAACTTTTTTAACATCTTCTGGTGAAGCGTCTTTCTTAACTAAATCTTGAGTATCTGGATTATGATTTTGAACTGAATAAACATTACCACTTTTTTTATTCTTGACAATATCAACTTCATTTAAATTTTGTAACAACTCGTCTATAACTTCAAATGGCCATTGATTCTCAATCAGTATTTGGGATAAATGATATAAGTGTGCAGAATTACTTGGATTAGGTTGTCCATCATCTACACGATATGCCCATTCTTTTACTATTTTATCTAAATTTTTAATCATATAAACTTCTCTGTAATATCCTTCATTTCATGGTAATTTAATCCCCAACTAACTTTAACAGGATATTTACCATCTTGTTCTAATATCTTTTTAACTTTCTTCAAATAATCTAAACCGTCTTCCATATTAAAATCAAATAAAAAACTATCATAACTATATAGTACTAATTTACTTTTATAGTCTTTTATTTTAGAAATTAAATTACT